CGCAGTTGGAGTTTCTGTAAGGGCATCGTTTACCTCAGTTTTATGGCATTTTCGCACTTAACTCAGGAACAGCGCAATCTCTGCTTCCCGGCGCTTAACCAGCCCGGGCAAAACTTTGCCACCACCCTTGGTCCAAGCCATAAACGCTTCAGCCGCACCTTCCCAGTCACCCCGATTGGCTTTCATGCGGATGGTCGAGCGCTGCAGATTGCCTAGTCCAAAGTTAAAGGAGATTGAGACAAGAGCGTCAAAAGCGCCTTGCCTGCCAGCAACGCCGGGAACAAGTCGTAGAACACCACGTTCAAAAGACGCGACGTCATCAGCGAATAGTTTCTCGATTTCCTCTTTGCTCCAGACACGGTTGTCCTCCGGTTTAAGCGGCATCTCTTTGCGGATCATGGGGATTTCTTTACCCTCGACCCGCGCCATCGGCAGTTTGATCTGCTCTTGGTACAGCACATGGCCGTACCCAATCGTCCAGATGTGCGCGGGGCAAAGGTACGGCTTGTTTCTGCACCCCTCAAAGCGGTGCATCAAATCTGCGCCAGCTTTGGAGAGCTTCACTTCTTGCTCCAGCCGCGTGAGCCAAACCAGAACCCGATGATGCCGCCAAGCATGGCCATCTCGTCAGTGCTAAAAATGATGTCACTGAACTTGACCAATTCGTCGAGGTTGGTAATCAGCTTCTCGTTGTACCAGACATACCAAGCCATCCATGCGTTAATCAGCAACAACTCAATGACAAAAATGTAAGTGACAGTGGGGCGCACGGTGCCAATGTAGTTGGCGACCCATGTGGATGCCTTGGCCAGAACCGCCTTGTCGTGCTCTTGAGCGCCTTGGGTCATCGCAGCTTCTGCTTCGGCAATCTGCGCGTTGGTCTGCATCGCCACCTGTTCGGTGCGGATTTCTTCAATCTTGGCTTGGGCGGCAAAACCAGCAGCAGCCAGCGCCAGTTCACGCTCGGTCTGCACTTGGGCCAAAGCCAGTTCGTGCTTTTGGTCAGCTTTGCTCTGGAAGTAGTCCAGCAGTTTCGGCAAGCCGGAGATCAGCAGGCCACCGAGGGTAGAAATTAAAGACAGCATGTTATTCCTCCAAGTTGGATTTCACGAAATTAATGATGGACTTGGTGTCGTCCACAGGCAGCACGTACATCATGTCGAGCACCCAATTGGCAACGATTGCCATACAGCAGACCCGAATGAACCGGTCGATGCCCAGCTTCCAATCTGTGCCAACTTCAAACCATTTGAGGAGTTTCCACACATCGTCAGCACCCGTTTTTACGGCAGAATGAGAACAGCTCCCAGCCGCCCCACATCAAGCCACAGAAGATGGCAACCGAGATGATGACCGCAATCGCAGTCTCCAATTCTTCCTGATCCTTCTGCTTCTTGCGTCGGGCTTCTTCTTTGGCTTTACCTGCGGCTTTGGCGGCTTCTGCTTCCATCACGGTAGCACGGGCCTTGATCTTCTGCCACACATCCATTTTGTTGGCGTTCCAGAACAGGCGCTTCAGGTCTTCCTCAAACTCTTTCTGGGCGTCGATTGCCATCTCGATCTCGAAGGCCTTACCCATTGACGAGTTGCCAAACGAGCCAGCTTTGGCAGCTTCAGCGGACGCAATCGCATTGGCCTTGGCATCGAAATACTTGCCCAGCATGGGGGCCAAAGACTCGATGTTCTGCGCCGTGGCACTGGCCTTCTTGACCAGACGTACTGCATTGTTTACCGCATCAAGCGCGGCATCTGGATCAAGGAGAAGGCCGATCATTTAAGCACCCACCACAACATATTTACAAGGTCAAACGCCACCCACATGCACAGGCATGAGACCAGAACCCCGGCAGTGATTGCAATGGCCCAGTCTTTCATGGCTTGTCCTGCTGTACCGCTATAAAATTTCGTTTGAGGTTGCTTTGCGTGTGACATCGGCATATCCGGGGTAAACCAAGCAGTCAGGATTAAACCGGCGAATCAGCGCCTCATGCTTTGGTCCCGCAGTATGTCCCTTCCATCGAGCGCCGATCGTAGACATCTCCAACCCTTCGTCCCACTTTTGAGCTGAGTACAAAACAAAACCGGAATGCCCTGCACGCTCTCGAATACTGACCCCGTGGCTCATACCAGCCCGCAGAGTTAAACCCTTAATAGCCCCTAAGTTGGCTGTTCTAGCCAAGTCTTTAACGGGAAACTCGATGTTGTCAACGCCCGGATGTTCGTGCTGTGGGATGACGGGGTTCGCGTGAATCAGGTACACCTCGAACTGAAAACGCCCGTGTCGGAAAAGGCAGCTTGCCGTAGCATCATCTGACATAAACACTTCAGCATTTGGCGGTGGCTTCAGCGGGATGCCGCTGGCTATATACCAAAGCGCAAACTCTTCGACATCTGAAAAATCGGGGACCTGCATCACGACTCCGAAGCCACCAAGCCATGAAGCATTTTGTACAACTCACTGGACTTTGGGACCATTGATTCGTCCAGAATATCGCCGCTAGTCTCATCCCGTAAAGCGTGGATGCAGTACGCAACGGTGTTATCCGACAGGGCGGTCAACTCATGCTGTAATTCCGCTTTGATGAAAATCATCTGGGGCGCAGTGAACTCCGTCACTTCATTGTTAATCTTGACGGCAAGTTTCCCCTTTGCCAGCAATGTCAAGTGATCGAAACAATGGGCATGCCCCTGCTCCGAATCACCGGCGGAAACAAAGTGCATTTGGCGGGCAAACAAATTGGATACGCATCCAACGCTGACATTAGGTTGAGCCATTTTTACCTCACTCAAAAACAGTTGTGCCGATTGCGCCAGTTGGCGGGGTTGGGAAAATTGCCATGAAGCCCTTATCTTCTACCTGAGTGTCAAGAGCTGCTGGTGGCGTCACGGTCCCAGACACACCAACTTCAGGAACGATAACGGGACGCTGCTGCGCTTCCCAGTAGTCAATCGGCGCATATTGCCGAACAACAAGCTCAAGACTCTCCCCCTCAAACGGAAGCCTTGCACCAATATGAAGAGTCGTGTGCCCGGCTGCGGAGTACACAATCTCCATGCAGCGAGCTGCCTGATCTACTTTGACTATTTCATACGTGTATGGAATGCTCATGTGATTGATCCGTATCTTGTTCCTGTTGCCAAATATGTGATGTTGCTATTGCCGGAAATAGCCCCACCGCCACCGCCGCCGGGACCGCCTAAACTAGCGGTACCGTAATACGACCTGCCTCCGGTAGCACCTGCAGCGCCTCGATCCCCGCCTGTTCCGCCAAAACCAGCGGCCTGCGCGTCATTAAACGCCCCACCACCACCAGAACCGGCATTGTTAACTGTGCCCGGATTTCCTGCCGTGCCGTAGTTGTTCGCATTGGTACTAAGTCCGCGAGCACCGCCAGCACTATCCCCGGAAGCGCCTGAACGACCGCCACCGCCGCCACCTCCGGCGTATGCGCCGTAATCGCCAGACCCGCTTCCGCCACCGCCGCCACCGCCGCCACCTCCGCCGATTAGCCCGTTATTGCGCAAAGTTAACGCCACGGACACGGATAGCGCCAACCCGCCGCTACTACCCGCACCACCCGCGCCAGCGTAACTGCCACCAGCTCCGCCAGCTCCGCCCATACCGACAATTAAGCCGTTATTAGTCAACTCAACCCCGTTGGGGAAAGAGCCGTTGATGGTCAGCGCTGGAGTTCCCGTGCTGTTGCTGCTGACGTAAATACCTGTACCGATCGTGGCAACCACTTTGCTCGATCCATTCCACCCTGCAGCAGTCGCAAGTGAAGCAAGGTTTGCGTTTGTCTGGTTGCTGGAGATTGTGAACTCAAACTGATTAGCTTTCCCGTAGAAGTTGCTCATCGAGATTTGACCCGATGGGACACCCGCCAACGTACGGTAAGACGTCTGCCCCAAAGAGGCTTGCGTTGTCCCAGAAACGCCCAACTCGACGTTGATGTCGTTGAACGAAATCGGGCCTGATGCTGGTAGTGCCATATGTCCCCCTTACGGCGTGCCGTACGCAGTGATGTCGCTTGCGGCAATTACGTTGCCCGACGAGTCAAGAGAGAATTTTGCAGTGCCGCCGTAGCTGAAAACAAGCTCGCCCCCGGACTCTGTGATGGTCCAGTTGGTGGTAGCCAAAGACCCTGCGCTACCTGACACGTTTCCCGTCACGTTGCCGGTCAAAGTACCTGTAATCGCGCTTCCGGCGGTGCCCGTAACTACACCTGTGATGTTGCCCGTCACGTTCCCGGTGACGTTTCCAGTGACGTTTCCAGTGACGTTGCCCGTCAGGTTGCCTGTGACGTTGCCTACTACAGTACCGATGATGTGGCTGTTTTGAACGGCAAAGTTTGTGCCGTCAGACCACATTGTCATGACTTTACCCGCAGGGACTGCCACACCGGTGCCCGCAGCGGTCGTGTTTCCGATCACTGTCGAGTTGTAGATGGTGGCCGTGTAGCTG